CACCTTGTGCGATAGCACCCATAACTCTACCAATTGTAGATTCAGGATTACCGCCTTGTGTTCGTTTTAGCCTTGGGTCGCCTTCAACATCATCTAAAGACCTATCTCTAGGAAGACCTAGTCTTATGTCAAAAGGACCTATTCTTCTACCGCCTCTTAGTATTGCCATTAGATTTTTCTCCTACTATCAGCAAATACAGAACCAATACTTCTCTTTTGAAACTGTGCTACTGGTAAATATACTGCTATTGCCATTTCGTCTGCATCTATTCTTCTAAATTCTGTTTGAACATAACCATACAAATATTTCTTAATTGCTGGTTTAATTAAATTAATACTTTTAACATCATCATAAGTTGCTAATAATTTTGTGCTACTATCAAATTTATTATTTGTAGCAAACCCTTGTAATCTTTCTAACAATTGAAATCTCAAAGCGTATGGTAAATAATGAAAGTTCAGTCCCATAAAACCACCTTTAATAGGTTCTAAAGGTAATACCAATGGAAAGGTATCATAGAAAGGTAAAGTTTTCTTATATTTAGGGTCATAAACAAACATATTCATACGGCCTGCACTTGGTCGCATATTTAATTTGCCTTCGGACATCAATTTTCTACGACTTACTCTATCTGCAATAAGGGAAACTGCGTTTCTGTACCACGAGGCACTACGCAACTTGTTATTTTGTAAGTCTTTTAATGGGTCAAATAATGTCTTAGCCATAATACTATTTATATGTCTTTCCAATAAAAAACCCACCTACCTTTCGGTAGGTGGGTGAAAGTATCCGCTGAAGCGGAGAGATTTTACTCTTCCTCAGCTAATTTACTAAAGTATGACAAAGTATCATCATCATCTTCATCAATCAAATCACTAGCTTTTGGTTGAGCGACTTCAGCACTTTTCATAGGACGCTGTGATTGGCTAGGCGGGAGGTCTGCCGATTCCACAGTATCCGTGCTTCGTGTTCCGCCTGCAATAACCCTATTCAGTTTCTCTTTGAGTTCATCATAGGTCTTAAAATTGCTTGGGTCCACAAAGGGCTTTAGAGGGTATTGTTTAGACCAAATGTCTTTAATCTGGTCGTCACTTTCTTTAATAGTCGATACACCCTCAAATTCAGATTTATCGTAATTCCAATATCCGTCAACTTTACGCAACTTCAATTTAAAGTTTGCACCTTTCCAAAAATCAAATGGATTGATAGGTGATTCATCTTCAAATGCTGGTTGCATCGCTTCCGTAATCTTGTCAAAGATTTTTTTACCAAACTTAAACAAAAATACTTTGCCTTCGTTTTCTGGATGTTTTGGGTCACTTACGACATAGATATTGCTGTAATAAGAGAGTTTTCTTTTTCTCTTACGAGCAATTTCTTTATCAGCATCAACACCTGTATTCCATAATCTTGTGTTTTCTTCGGACACAGGATCCTTTTGGCCTAAAGTTGTTAATGAGTTTTCAATATACCAACCACCTTTATCTTGGAAGGCGTGAGACCAAACTCTTTGCCACGGCATATCTTCACCAGATACAGCAGGCAAAAATCTGATAACAGCATAGCCGTTACCTGTTTTGTCCATCTCAGGTTTCCAAAATCTATCGTCCTGATATTTGTTTTTGTTTGATTGGTCCTCTGGATTTAAATTTTGTTCCAGAGCTTTTGTGAGTTTGTCAAAGTTACTTGACGAGCTTTTTAATGTTTCGAAATCCATATTATCTCCTTGTATTATCGTATTTCGTATTTGTGTTACCTGTATAATCGGTATCATTATTATTTATAAGAGTTATCATATTATCCTCAATTTAATTTAGTGTCCTTGGTGGGATTTATTGGTTCACCCACAAGCTTCCAGGAAGAGTCCAATATCTGAAAGAAGATTGGTCCCTACTCACAACTACCCTTGGTGTCTTCAGCCATTCGGCCATAACCCTCCAAGAATATGCCTTACAACCTCTTAATTGTTGTTCAGCCACAAGGATTAAAAAGGTTGCAATCCTTTTTAACTTTACACTTATATACACTATATCACTTTCCTAGTCTTTTGTCAAGTCCAGGATAGCCAATGTAATGTAAATTTTTATACTTTGACCACTCAGAAATTGGTTCTGAAATAGTACCATTTTCTGGATTGACCTTATAGAATTGTACATCTGGATACCATTCAAATAAGGTTGACCATTGATTAATCCAATTTATATGTGGTGTTGGTGCATTTTCTTTTGATACATAATGCCTAGTACCTGCATATAGATTGTTGACTTTATTATCATTACTTTTCAAGTCATGGCCAATCAAGTAAATCTCTTTTGGTTGTTCTTTTTGTATAGCAATATAACCTGACATTGCACCACAAGCCCAACCTAAATCTTTATCTTTTTTCATCATATCAAGCATTGAATGTGCTTTGTCGCCTGGTTTTTGCCAACTCACATAACAATAACTTTTGTCTATAAACTTTTTGTAAGTATCGCCTTTTTGACGCATTATGTTAACGATACCTTGCATATTGGAACCGTGCATTACAAATTCTGTAGCATTACCTCTATCATTTTCATATAGGCCGTCCCAATTCTTTTTTACATCATCTACAACTGTTTGTGTTAACCCAGCATATAACATCATTTCATAATGATGTGCCGGTACTTTTGTCCAATCTCTAAAGTAAGCCTCATTATTATCACAATAACCACTTTGGTATATTTCGTGCATAATGCCTTGGTCTACAGCACATAATACATCAGGTGTAAAATCTCTATATAAAGCATTGCATCCATAGATTCGGCCATATTGTCTTAAACTTTCTAAATCAAAACCATTTCTACTTGTGCCATTACCTATACAGAAAACTTTACCACCAGCCATTAGCAACTCCTAAACCAAAGACATTAACAATAGCAAAATAACCAACTAACATTGTTGGCCAGGCTAACTTTCGTCTATAGTGTGCATAAAAGGCCGTTATACTACCAATAAAGAAACCAGGATATACAATTCGCATATCAGGATTATCGGCTGTAAATGCAAGTGTCATACTTGCACCAACTGTAAAAACAAAACTTATCAGTTCAAATATAAAAGCAACTTTATCTGAATGATAAGAGTTTGACCAAAAATCTATAATTCTTTGTTTCATAAAAATGTTTCCTTCATAATCATTTTACATTCAGTTTCGTTAAAACTCATAAACGATTTTAACTTGTTCATTTTTTTATATATATTAGGCCAGATAACTTTCTCTTTAATACCCATATTCCAGTTCTTACTATACGAAAGAAAGTGGTCAAAAACAACGGCGGTCTGGTAAGATGTCTTTTTTTGAATAAGTAATTGTAAGAATCGTGGATGTTGTCCATTATTGCATAAGAAACCATCATTAAAAGAAATATTACGGCGAACACACTCATTAGCGTATAATACACAATCAGATTTAAAATGGTACGCAAATGCACCATTATATTTTCTGTACGCCAAAAATTGTTCTCTACCATCATTGTCTAATAAACTCTTTATCCATTTTTTATCATCATACAAAAAGTTCGCTACAAAGAAGTCCAATATCTCCTCTTGTTTGTATTTCTTTGAAAGCTTATGGAAGAAATATCTGTCATTACGGTTCGTAAAAGTATCCAACTTTGCATTAACTTTGCCTTCGTATTTAGCATAGTCATATGAAGCCGAAGTAAAATGTAGTTTGACGGCCAAGTAAGTTTTATATACATCAAATCCACCATACATACTATTCTAACAAATCTACTTTCATATCGGTAACTTTCCTTGAGGCATATTAGCAGAACCTTTTAGTAATTTTAAATTTATTGCTTCTGCTTTAATTTTTTCTTTTAGTGATTTAGAAACTAATTTACCTACAGTACCAGGATCCACTTCATTCTGAGTACAGAAATCTAATATGGCATCCATATAGGGTATGCGTTTCTCTTTGACTATTGATTCTATGTTAAGACTAAATTCTTTTGAGTTCATAGGGTATAATATATCATAATTAATTGAATTTGTAAAGCGTGGAGTGTTTCTGTTTCCAAGTACACTCCACAAAACTCAGCAGTTTTTAGGCTGCAAGGGCAAAGTTTTCGTTGCCATTTAAAAATGCGTTTAAGTTCGCCAACTATTACTCTCTTACAAGTCTTTCAATGCCTGTCGAACCTACCACACCCCCCAAAAGCACACAAAGATTGTCTGTGTTAATCTCTTTATGTGCTTTTGGTGGAGGTGGAGGGAGTTGCACCCTCGTCCAGTACACCTATTGCACTTATCGTCAACAAGTA